GGCGGCGTTATCATGTTTCAAGGACTTCAAGACCACACAGCGGAAAGCATAAAAAGTCTAGAAAAAATCGGAATTGCGTGGATTGAGGAAGCTCAGACATTAAGCGCCCGCAGCCTAGAGCTACTTAGACCAACCATTCGTGAGAAGGGGTCTGAGATATGGGCAACGTGGAATCCGCGCAATAGGTCAGACCCGATTGACATGCTTGCTCGTGGTCTGGAGCCGCCGCCTGACGCTGTGATGGTCGAAGCTAATTACATGGACAACCAATTCTTCCCGGCAGAGCTAGAAGCGGAGCGAGAGTTTGACCAAAGGACAGACATTGGACGATATAGCCATACTTGGCTCGGGCACTATGAACCTGAAGCTCAAGGCGCGATCTTCAGCCGGTCGAACATCCACATGAACAGGCTTGCTGAGTTGCCGACTGACCGAGAGCGCACATTAGTCGGCGTTGATCCTGCGGTGACGAATACGGAAACGAGCGACTATCACGGTGTATCGGTCTGCTGCAAAGGCGCTGACGGACGTGGTTATGTCTTAGCTGACGGATCGACTAAGGGCTCACCGCACAAGTGGGCAACTAGGGCTATCGCCTTATTCGATAAATATGAGGCAGATGCCATCGTCGTAGAGATCAACCAGGGCGGTGATATGGTTAAGCATACATTGCAGACGGTGCGCCCAGGTATTCCTGTCATCGAGGTCAGGGCAACCAGGGGCAAACATGTTAGAGCCGAGCCTATCAGTTCCCTTTACAGCCTCGACATGATCAGCCACGTTGGTACGTTTAGCGAGATGGAAGACCAGCTATGTAAATTCACGCATGAGGGCTATGATGGCGAAGACAGCCCGGACAGGGCAGAGGCCATGATCTGGGCGTTTACTGAGTTGTTCCCTGATCTGATGCAGGGTAAGTCGAGTGTCGTCGAGGAAGACTATTCACAATATGGAACTGGAGAGGGAGCTTGGATGTCGTAATCCATGAAGAGAATGATATGTACAAATCGCGATTATTAACTTATAAGCATATTAAAGACATCTAACTTTTAGGATCGACATATGGCGTATGGCGACAAAAACGACGACGATCAAATCCACAAAGACGCTATTGAGCGTTTTACGGAGAGCATAGAAGGGTCGGATTTTAACCGTGAGGCATATTATTCAGACGTGAAATTTTCGCGGATGGGTGATCAGTGGGATAAGGAAGTCAAGAAACTTCGGGTGCAAGAAGGAAGACCAGCATTAACAATTAATAAGCTGCCTGCTTTTATTCGCTCAATTGTAAATGAATCCCGTCAAAACCGCCCAGCCATCCAGGTCACGCCATCGGATAACTTTGGCGATGAGGAAACAGCCCAGGTCATTGGCGGCCTGATTAAGTCCATTGAGCGCAGGTCAAGCGCCGAGGTTGCTTATTCGACCGCGCTCGACTGTGCAGTTACCGGGGGCTTTGGCTTCTGGCGCGTAGATATTGACTACGTCAACGACGAGAGCTTCAGCCTGGAAGCTCGGATAAATCGCATCCCCAACCCGCTATCGGTGCATTGGGATACGGCATCAACCCGTTTTGATGCCTCGGATTGGGAATATGCTTTTGTTTCAGATTGGATGGAAAAGGACGAATACGAAGTAAAATATCCTGACGCATCGATGTCAAATTTTGAGGGCGACAGCCGAGACGAAGCGTCTGACCAGTGGATACGAGAAGATAGTATTCGGATTGCTGAATATTTTTGTAAAAAGCCAGACAGCTACCAATTAATGCTTTTAGCCATGACCGATCCACAAACAGGCGAGGTGCAAGCACAGACGGTGCGAGAGCAAGACCTGGAGACGATGGCTGCGCGTTTCTTTGAAAACCAGCAAATTGATCTAGGCGGCATGGTTGGCGACGACGCATTAATACAAATGTTTATGCAGCAGTCAGGTACAGAACTGCGACAGACCCGTGAGGTCGATACGCATAAGATTATGCGCTACATCATGAATGGCGACGAGGTGCTTGAATCTGATCCTTGGCCTGGAAAGAAAATACCTATTTGCCCTGTTTGGGGCGAGGAGGTCTTCGTTGATGGTCGCAGGCACTTTAGATCGATGGTGCGTGACGCCAAAGATTCGCAGCAGATGTTCAACTTCTGGCGGTCAGCATCGACGGAATTAGTTGCTTTAGCTCCAAAAACTCCATTTATCGGTCCAAAGGGTTTCATCCCAAAGGGGGACGAGACAAAATGGGCGAGCGCAAATTCTAGAAGTCACGCATATCTTGAATACAACGCGACCGCCGGAAACATGCCACAGCGGCAACCGTTCGCCGGAGTGCCTGCTGGAGTGCTGCAAGAGGCGGCTAACAATGTCGATGACATGAAATCCATAATGGGCATATTTGATAGCAGCTTGGGTGCCAGATCGAATGAGACAAGTGGCAGAGCCATCATGGCAAGAGAGCGCCAGGGCGACGTGTCCAACTTCCACTTCCTCGACAATATGTCCCGCGCAATCTCTTATTGCGGAGAAGTCCTTGTTGATATTATCCCGTCTGTTTATAGCGCAGAAGAAAGCGTTCGCATTTTGGGAGAAGACGACAAAGCAGAAGTTGCAAAGCTAACTCAAGAGGCTGGCGGGTCACAGAAGAAGGGTCTTGACGGACAGCCTGCCCTCTACAATTTATCAGTTGGTGTATACGATATTAACGTGAAGTCAGGTCCATCGTTTGCCACACAGCGGGAGGAGACAAGGGAGACGCTTATTGAGATTATGCGACAAGTTCCAGATGCGGCTCCGTTTGTTGGTGACGTGTTGCTTGATCACATGGACTTTGTTGGGGCTGATATCGTTGCCAAACGTCTAAAACATTTATTGCCGCCAGAGATTAAGCAGGCAGAGGACGCCGAGAGCAATTCCGACAACCCTGAGATGGCTGCAATGCAACAGCAGCTTCAAGCCAAAGACCAGCAGATGCAGCAAGCTCAACAGCAAGTCATGCAAGAGATCGAACGCCTGACCAAAGAAAACGAGATGGCGAAGCAGGACAATCAGGCCCAAATGATGAAAGCCGACAGCGATGCCAAGAAAAACCAAGCTGATGCAATGGCAACAGGTGAAGAGCTTGTCTTAAAAGACAGAGAACTAACATTAAAAGAGCGGCAAGCGGAATTAGAAGAATTGCAACTGCAAAACAAGCCAGGAATGGTGGCACAGTGGGAATACGAAGAACGGATGCAAGCTCAAAAAGATCAATTTACTGCCATAGAAAATGAAAAAGACAGGCAAGTGGAATTGGCAAAAGTTTATATATCGCATCAAGAGCATATGATGGATCAGGAACAAGCAACAAAAGAAGCAATGTTAAAAGCGGCAGAGGCTATATCGTCAAACCCGCCGGACATGATTATTGCTGAAATAACGTAGGAAATGTCTGATTTAGAAGACGCATTATTTTTAATGCTACATTCTAAAGTACATAGAAGATGGAGAGTTGAAGACATTGAAAGATTGATTATACCGCCGATTAAGTTGCAGCAATGTGGTTTTTTAAGACAAGATGATAAGGCGGTAGGTTTTTTTACATTTGGTTTGTTTTCAAATGAATCATCTGACGGATATAAAAATGGAACGAGAAAGATACAGCCGAATGATTGGCAATCTGGAAACAATTTATGGATCGTGGATTTTGTTGCGCCATTTGGACACACTAAAGAAATGTTTAAACACTTTAAGAAATACGATTTTTTGCACGATGCTAAATTTATACGAAGCCACAGCAAAAAGAAAGTTAGAGCCAAAGGAAAGATTTTAGAAAATGTTAAACAATAAAACTCCTTGGACAGATGGTCTTTACGGCCCTGAAGAATGGATCACAGAGCATGACTTGAAACATTGGTGCTTTGGCGGCGATGGTGATGGTGACGGTAGTGGAGACGATGATGATACTGAGCTAAGTATTGATGACCCTGCACTTGCTGCTGACACAGGCCCGGACACAAGCCCTGGTGCTGACGACCAAGAGTCTGCTGACGCGATGGACGCTCAGCTTGGGACTAATATGGCTCAAGGTTTGGGCGTTGGTTCACATGAAGGCGAGATCAGTATTGAGAATGACACATTCGACCAAAGCCTATCTCCAATCGGGGGGCCTGAAGGCGAGGCCGAATTTAATAGCTCAGAAGGTGCAATCAATCAAAGTATTGGGGAGTCAGTGGCTTCCGTCGCTCACACTGACCCGGGTATTATGACTGGTCTAATGGGATTACTAGGGATTACCCCAACAGCCCATACCGTGACGCTCGCCGGAAATCAAAACGCTCCCCCTGGGTTTGACCTTGGTTACGGATATGATTTTGAAAACCCAGCACTTGGCGCGGTTGCTTCTTTGGTTGGCGGGCCTGTCGGCGGTGCTCTTTATGGCGGCGTCACTAATGCAATGCAAAACGATATTGGTGGACTGGTAAATGCTGCTGTACCTGGACCAGCAATACCTGGATCGAGTGACGCTTTAAACAGTATACTTGGCATTCAATCTAACCCTCAAGCCACAACAGTCGGCCTAGGTTCGCATTCTGCGCCCCTGGGAACATTCGGAGCATTTGGATTTAATCGCTAACAACTAACAACCCACAAAGCCCGTCGTGATGACGCGCCAAGCACTTAGAAGGAGTTTAATTATATGTCTGACGCACAACCAGTAGCCGACGTTCAAGAAGACGTAGCTGCGACCGTACCAACCACAGAAGAGCCTTCACCTACGGTTATGACCGAAAGTGAGGGTGAGGTCGCGCTCGACAGCGAGGATATACAAAGCCTCGATGATCTAGAGTATGACACGCCTGATGTTGAGCCGGAAGAAAGCGCAGACACAACAAACGAAGAAGGCGAAGACGCCGTCAAAGAAGACGGCGAAGAAGGTGAGAGCGAGGAAACCGAAGCCGATCCCGAGATGAGGACTTACGATTTCGGTGGCAACAAACTGGAGTTTGCACTTGATGCAGTACCGCCAGAATTAGCCACCAAGATCGATGATTTTTCTAAGGGTGTGTGGTCTTCGGCAACCAAGGCTCACCAGCAGACAGCCGAGCGATCTAAGTCGCTCGACTCACAGGAAGCAACCGTCGCAAAAATAGCTGAATTGAACGGTGCTGCCTTGGAAACCTATACCCGTGGTTTGCAATTAAAGTCGGACATCGAGCATTTATCTTCAGCAAATCTACCTCAGTTGTGGCAATCTGATCCAGATCGGGCACGGCAGATTTCAGATGCGTTGGCAGATAAACAGCAAGAGTTCCAGCAGACCTTAGCGCAAGTTCAACAGCAGGAAGGAGATGCGGACGCTGCAAAGCAACACCGCCTCGCCGGAATTGCTGCGGAAGGTGTTGCTCAATTAAATAAGAAGTTCAAGAATTTCTCAACGGAGAAAGCGCCTGCGCTTCTGAAGCATATTAAGCAACAGCATCCAAATATCTCACAGAGAGAGATGGATACCTGGGCTCAAAACCCAGTTATCACCGAATATGCGTACAAGGCCATGCTGTATGACCAGCAAACCCAGGCTAAAGTAAAGCCAAATAAACAGCCCACCAAGGCCAAGCCCGTTCGAGGAATTAAATCGAAGGGTAATGCTACGTCCAATCGTGCTCCTGATGACATGAGCATGGGCGCACTTAGAAAGCATCTGAGCCTGCGTGGATAACTTAACTTTTATCTCGAAAGGATAAAACAATGGCGAACACTACACTAACCGCCAGCATTATCGCTAAGGCTGCCGTTTTGCAGTTAGATAATGAACTGGTAATGGCAAAGAAGGTCTTCCGGGGTTACGAGGAGGAGTTTTCAAAGTCTATCAACGGCTATGAAGTCGGCTCTTCGATCTCTGTTAAGCGCCCGACGGATTTCACCGTGAGAGACGGTGCCGTAATGAACGTGCAGGATACTACTGAGGGCAAATTCACTCTCAGCGTTGACAAGCGCAAGGGTGTTGATTTCGAGTTCACTTCGCAAGAATTGACCTTGGACATCAAGGAGCTTTCCGAGCGCGTCATTAAACCGGCAATGATCCAGCTTGCCAACCAGATCGACAGTGATCTGATGGCAGAGTACAAAAACGTCCCATCTTGGGTCGGAACTCCTGGTCAAACCATCAACAGCTTTGCAGACCTGGCTAAAGGCCCTGAGCGTGCTGATGAATATGCTAATCCAATGGAAGGTCGTTGCGCTGTTTTATCACCGGCTGATCACTGGGGCATGGTTGGCAACCTTACAGGTCTCTTTATTGAGCGTTCTGCAAACAATGCTTACCGTAAAGGCTCCTTGGGTGAAGTCGGCGGCGTCGAAGTTCTGATGTCGCAGAACGTCCCGACCCACACGGTCGGAGTTAACACAGGAACACCAGTCACAAATGGTGCTGGTCAAGAGGTGACGTATGCGGCTTCAAAGGACACGAATACGCAAACGTTAATTACTGACGGCTGGACATCAGGCGCGGTAACACTGAACGCCGGTGAAATCTTTACCATTGCCGGAGTTTTTGCGGTTAACCCTGTGACGAAAGCGACGTTGCCGTTTTTGAAGCAGTTCTCGGTTGTGACCGCGATCAGTGACTCTACTGGTGACATAACTCTCACGATGACGCCTGCTGCCATTCTTACTGGAGCGCACCAAACCGTATCAGCAACAATTGCTGACGGCGCGGCTATCGCGGTCTTGGGGACTGACAGCACGGGATACCGACAAAATATGGTATTCTCAAAAAATGCGTTTTCGTTGGTCAGTGTTCCACTGGTCGCACCTCCGGGCGCAGTTGATGTTTCTCGGCAATCGTACAAAGGCACAAATGTCCGTGTCATACCTGTGTACGACGGCACCAATGACGTGAGTAAGTGGCGACTTGATGTACTTTATGGTGTAAAGACCATCGACAGCCGCCTTGCTCACCGCATTAGCGGAACTGCTTAACCAGATAGTTTGAAAGGAAAACAGACCCATGACTATCGAATACATTGGAGACGGAAATACTGATGGCACTTCTCTTGGTCAATCGATCACAGAGAAGGTCAGTTTTTACGGGGTTACTCCCGTAGCTCAACCGGCTGGGGGGGCGCAAATTGCCGCTCCTGCTGGTGGCACTGGTGCGACCGCTGGTGCTTACGACACGGCTGCGCATCGAAATACCATGATTGCATTGGTAAATGAAATGCGTGATGTTTTGATCAATGCTGGGCTGATGAAAGGCGCGGCATAATCATAAACGGTTTCGGGTGGGTGGATTCCTGCCCACCCGATTCACACTTGGAGGCGACACGTTATGTCTAAGCGAAGGAATACAGCAAAGGGCCGGATTTCAGATGGTGCTTTCCCAGTGACATCTAATAGACCGCCAGACCCACAGCCCGCACCGGCAATCCCAACTGAGACCGGCGCAAAAATGGGCTATCGAGACGGTGATAACAGCATAGAATACATGGTTTTCCCTAATGGTGTAATTCCGAATGGCTGGTTTAATAGCCCAGACAAATGCAAGACCGAATACGAGCCAAGCGAACTTGTAAGAGCTAATTGAGGTATTAAAACGATGACCCTTTTAACAATTTCAAATGCAGTTGCAGACGAGACGAAAGGGCCGCGGCCTGTCACGGTTGCAGCGAATGCTGACCCTGCAGCGCAAAACATCCTTCGGATTATCAATAAATGCGGTGTAAAGCTGACGCTTGCATATGACTGGAATATCCTGAGAGTTGAGAAAATAGTAACGGCTCCAGGCGTGGAAACGCTTGTTGCCGCGTCGGCAATGCCTGCAAATTTCGGTAGGTTTGTTCCCGAGACAATGTGGGACAGGAGTACAAATAATTTAATTTCAGGGCCTATAAGTCCGGTCGAGTGGAATGGCTTGAAGGTGCAGACATTCTCCAGCCAGAATAAAAAGTTTATTTACCGTGCCGGCGCGATCCTGACGGCACCACTGATCGACAGCGGCGTCACGGTTGCCTACGAATACATTAAAAAGAATTGGTGCGACACTACGGCAGGCGGTGCAGAGAAGGCAGCTTTCACGGTAGATACTGATGTTGCCTTGATAGACGAGGAATTGCTTATTCGATACGCCGTTTACGAGTGGCTTGCATCTGAGGGTCAACCTTTCCAGTTGGTGTATAAAGGCTTCGAGGATTATTTCAACCTGCTCACCGATACTGAAAGCGCGACTTCAAATGTTGCGGTCGTTGCTGACATCTTCGGGCAGAATAGCAGACACTTCAGCGGGGAGCCAAAAGCAAGCCGTGCCTCTTATGGAGGGGACTTCTAAATGGGTTTCTGGGAGCAATTGTTTGGTATGGAAGGGCAGCCACAGCAGTCCAGCAATTGGCAGAATTTGCCTGGTCTAAGCCCAATAGGACACAGGGGCGGCGGTCCACA